AATTACTGAATGACTATTTAATTTTTTGGTTATTGAATATTTAAAATTGGGGGATTAGCTCATTTGGCTAGAGCGCTTCGCTGGCAGTGAAGAGGTGATCGGTTCGAATCCGATATTCTCCACCCTTAAAAGCCGATTTATTAACTTAGATCGGCTTTTTTATTTCTAAAAAAACAAGGAATATTGTATAATTTCACACACTTGTTTACTAAAAGTTTACTGGATGTCTACATTTAAAGCATTAGTTAGACCTGATCAAAAGAAAAAAGATAACACCTGGAATGTCAAAATAAGGCTGACTCATAATCGTGTTATAAAGTTCATTGATACCCCAATTTTTGTGGTAAAGTCACAGCTCACTAAAAAGTTTGATTTGAAGGATCAATTTGTAACCGATGCTGTTGATGATATTGTTAAAAGCTATCGCCAAGAAGTAACTGCTTTAGGTATGAAAGTTTTCTCAATGACAGCCACTGAGCTAAAACAGCACCTTGAGAACAAGTTTGAAACAAAGCCGGAAACCAAGGAAGAAAGTGTAAACTTCATTGACTTCGCCCGTGGCTATATCATTAAAATCAAGACAGAAGGTAGGGATTCTAAAGCAATGACCTACAACGCTGTTATTAATTCAATTGTGGATTATTTTCGTAGTGAAGATGTTGATATCTCAAAAATCAATTACAAGTTCTTAATTGGTTGGGAAGCGTTTTTGAAAACAGAGCGGAAAATGGATCGAACTGATCAGTTTGGTAAAATCAGAACAATAACCAAGCCGCCCGCGACAGATGCTGGTGTTTTCCATTACATGAAGGAACTTAGAACATTGTTCAATGAAGCAATTAAGCAATTCAATGATGAGGACTCTGGAGAAATATTAATTAAGCATTATCCGTTCCGTAAATATAAAATTGGTAATGCTCCTAAAACTAAAAAGCGGAATTTAACAAAGGAAGAGATTAATAAGATAATCAAAATTGATACCTCTTTAGAGAAAAAAGGAAGCTTGTTAGAGCTAGGCCGAGATGTTGGAATGTTATGTTTCTATCTGATTGGAATGAATACAACAGATATTTTTCACATTGACAAGTTTGAAAATGGCAGAATATCGTATAACCGGAGAAAGACTCGAGGCGAACGTGCCGACGATGCTTTTATATCGATCAAGGTTGAGCCAGAAGCTGCAGAATTGTTAGCCAAGTACAGAGATGATGAAGGGGGTAGAGTGTTTTCCTTTTATAAACGTTATTCCAATGAAAGGACATTTAACAAAGGTGTAAATGACGGATTGAAGCAAGCGGCCAAGATAACTGATATTGATAAAGACTTAACTTCCGTTTTCTTAAGACACTCATGGGCGACGATCGCAAGGAATAAATGCAATATTGATAAAGATGTGATCGGCAAGGCTCTTAATCATATTGAGACTATCGGTACTATCACCGATGTTTATATTGAAACTGACTGGTCCATCATCGACGAGGCCAATAGGAAAGTGCTTGATTACATAAAAAAGTAAAGCCCGACCAGCAAGTCGGGCTTAATCGTGATTAACTTCGGTCAGCAAACCAAAGATCACAACAACGCTGCAAAAATAGCATTTTTTGATCAATAAAAAACCGGCTATCTCGCGACTGCCGGTTAAACAACAAAACATAACAAAAAAATATATTTTAAGGTCTTTTTCGGATTAATAAATAGATTCCTAGTCCTACAATTGCTCCTATACCTAACCATATTTTCCAATCCGGTTTATAATCCTTGGTTTTATCGAGATGACTTTCCGACTTCTTGATTTCAATTTTTGATTTGTCAATGCTATCCTTATCCATCTTTTTAGTGAGTACTGTCGATTTTGATGAATCAACAATTTCTTTATTATTAGTTATGGTCCGATTGATCAACAATTCGTTAAATGCGACCTTCTTGGTTTTACCTCCACTTTTGATATTTGCGGTTAAAGTGTTGTTTAATGGATTTCTTGTGATGGTAAGGCTAACACCTTTGCCAACTAAAGTTAACGCTGTGTCGCCCTTTAAACTCTTAGCTGTGTCGATTCTAAACGAAGCGGTAAGTTCAATCGGCTCTTCATCTACAGATTTGTAAGAAATCGTTTCCTTTATCGTTGTATTACTTTTGTCGGAAAAATATTTCTGATTTACCGCTAAACTGTCTACCAACTTTGTTTTTACTTGTACATCGTTTTGAATATTAGCCTGCTCCGACTTCTTATCGAGCAACTTGTGCTTGAGTATCCTACATCCATTGTTTGGAAATATAAGAACGAACGCTAATGCAATAACTATTAACTTTTTCATTTCCTTTTCGGTTTGATGATAATTGTACTTTTCTTACTGTTATCAATGTTTAACATTTTCTTAAGCTCTTCATAGGAATTATCGGTGCGGGATAATAGCAGCCCCTGCAAACTGTCTTTTTCTTTATTGCTTTTGGATATCTGCTGATAAAGGTCAGTAAGCTGGGCGCGGCTATCAATTTTGAGTTGCACGATCTCTTTCTTTAGATAATCGTTTTCATTCTTTAAAGAATCCTTTTGAATAAATTCTTTATACATAAAATAGATTATAAGAATAAAGCAAACCGCATAAATCGGATATCTCACAAACTCTTTAAATGTAAATGGCGGCTTTGGAATCGCTTGCATCATAAATAATTTCTATCCTTTAACCTGGAAGTGCATCCAGTCGTAATTTTTTTCCCTTCCCAAACTCTCGAATCCATGTTTATAAAAGATATCGATCATTGCTTTATACTCTGGCCTTGCAAATCTTGCCGTTTTGGATGTTTCTTTTAAAAGGTTTCTGTTTGGATCATGATCTACCGCTAACGCCCAACTGTGTATACTTAGTTCCGAACCGCCACGCATAAGCCTGTAATTGAAGCAACCTCCCCACAGATCAATGCCTAACCTTTGAATCTCAACTAAACCATAGTGGGCAAGTATATCTGTATAGATATCGGTTAATTGTTTAGCTACGGACTTATGACATTGAAAACTGTTAATTACAGTTTTGGTATCCCATGCTAATCGCATTGGAAACGGTAATTTGATCGTAACCAAGTAACCTGCTCCTGTTTTATTTGGCATGCCATATTTGGCAATCGCCTGTTTCGATGTTAACATTTTAAATCAGATTGATTATTAATCAAAATTAAACAAAAACATATCTTTTAGATATGTTTTTGCTCAAATGAATAGCTAGGATTTATCCAATGTTGAATAATCAGGATCTTTTACCGGTAATTTCGATACTGCTGTAATAACCAAGCCCGCAGTTAAAGCATAGGAAGCAATGGTTTTTAAAGTTTCTGGAATACCTGGTATTGCAAGAACCGCTGTAGAAGCACCTGATAAATAAAGGCCTAGTCCCTGTAGTTTTTTGAAAAACTTCGGACTATCCGATGTAATTCTGTTTGTTAATTCTTTGAAAAAATTCATATAATTATTTAATTGTATAGGTGAATTGAAATCTATAATTTTCACTACCGGTACCGTTTGTTACCGTTTCAATAACAACTGTACTGCTGGCTGTCCTATAATAAATATCTACATTTCTGTTTGGCGATGTTGCCGTAGAGGTTCCAAATCCGCTTGCATCTTCTGTATTAGTTAATGCGCTCGAAATAGGCAACGAAATCCCTATTTGCATAGTACCTGCTGCTGTAGATGCTGCCGATATCCTACCAATTACTGTTACTTCGTTTCCAACTCTTGTATAATGTGCAGTTAGTGCTGATGTAGATGCATTGTTGAAAATGCCTGTTAAAGTTGGGGTATACGTGCCGGATGTTGCTATCTCAGTCGACAAAAACGATCTAACTTGTGCGGCGCTCCAATGTTGAGCCTCATTTGAATCGTTGAATCCCGCAAGCCTTGTTAATGTTCCTGTAGGATTAGAAAAATCAGTCTGGTATAATTTTGAATTAATCCAGTTTGTACCATTGTATTTAACAAAATCCCCTGTAGCAAGTCCGGTTATGCCTAATGTCTGTCCATTCCATTTAGTGGAGTTTGGGACTACTGTAGTCGTTTTTAAACCACCTGTTGGATCGGCTAAAACAACCCTATCTCCTGTACCTGCTAGATTAGAAAAAAGAGCAGCATTAGTCCTAAAATATATTTCGTCTAAAGGATTGGCGTCTACTTCTGTTGCGAATTTTAATTTTCTCTTTCCAACGGCATTTGAACGCAAGATATATGCATACTCATTGTCGGTTCTAAGCAATTTTAAATCACCTATAGATGATGTTATATCACCAGTAATTTTAGCATTGCCGCTAACTTGAAGTTTATTTATACCGTCATCAACATTTGATCCTACCAATAAGTTGCTGTTTTTTATGGCCATGTATTCTACATTACCATCCGCACTCCTATACTGATGTGAGTCAGCATCATAATAATTTGAGGATGTGCCACTTTCTCCGATTATCATTCCAGCTACAGAATTTCTTGCATGAAATAAAGCAGCACTAGGAGTAGCAGTACCTACAGTTAAGGTTCCGTTTCCTTTAATGTTACCGTTTACATCTAAAGCTTCTGTAGGTATAACATTTACCCCTACATTGCCATCTAACAAGGTATAACCGCCAGTAACACTTCCCATGACTAAATTTGTTCCTTTTACAAACACGGTACCATCGTTGTTCTGTAGGAATGCGTATGCCGATGATCCGCTACCAATATCATAGTCTTTATGACCAAACCTAGCAAAACTAGAACCCCCAGCCCAAGTACCCATTTTAGAGGTACCTGTTAAAAAGTTATTTGAGTTTATATCACCACCTGACGACCTTTGTACAATTGTACTAGAAGAGTTATTTTCATTAACTCCTAAAAATGCTTTTATTTTAGATGCATCCCACGGCCTTGTTTTTGAGGTTTCAGCTTCAAAACCAGCAATCCATGATATTGTACCAGTAGCAGGTGAGGTAAAATCTGCTTGTGAACTTCCCCAATTTGTAGCGCTTCCTGCATTACCCGTAATATCGGTAACATTAACGGCACCTGTCATTCCGTTAACACTAGTAACCTTTGTGCTGTTGTCAACCTTTTGCCAGATCGCACCATTTGAGATGATCCAGTCGCCGTTTTCAAACGTTAAGCTTTGTTGTGTTCCACCAACTGACACCACATAATATTTACCTTTATTACCTGTAGCAGCTGGCAGAGCAGGCGTATTTGTAGATGCATCGTAGTTACCCTGATAAACTACAGCGCCTACTAACGCATCTGGCATTTGGATTATGGGAATTTTGCCTGTACCATCTAAAGAAGCGTAGCCGTTTGGTTGTGCTTTTTCTGATTTAGTTTGATAGTCACTTATTGTGGAATTAATATCTGACAACAACGCTAATGTGCCCGATTCTGAAGGTAAAGTAATTTCGCTCTCTAAAGGGTTTTGAGGTGCGCCTGGATTTAATTTTAATTTTTGAGTTATTTGAGCATCATCTGTAGTCAATTTTAAAAAACCTCTAACAACCAAAGCATCTTGTATAGTAGTTTGAGGCAGGTATGCATCTGATCCTTTAAAGTAATATTGGGAGCTATTTACAGCGAAATTAGAAGCGTTTACCGTGCCGTTTAGTGTTAAATTTCCTGATATTGTTCCTCCTGTTATGGGTAATGCATCACCATCGAACAACACCCTTTTATTATCAGATGTTCTTTTTATTTCATTGGCACTAAAAATTAACCCACCTGATGAATTTTGAATCTCAAAAGATCCGCCATTAGGATATGTCAATCTCCCATATTGTGTGAGGCCAAAAGTATTTAAGTCAAGCACCCCGCCAATATTTAGTCTGTGGGTTTCCAACTTGGATTGCGAGCCGTCGTCTGTGTTGGTAACAGACACAATAGCGCCATTAGACTGCTGCGCATTCAAGTTACCCCCATTAATGGTAGTAACACCCGTTTCTGTAGCGAAACTTCCAATACCCGGGTTAAACAAAGTGGTAGATGTAGGACTATCAAACCTACCTGTTCCGTTAATGTTGAAACTTGCGCTTTGAGCGGTTCCAGTATTATTGTTATGGAGATAATCTGCACTTCCTGATGCTGGAGCTTTTAATGCGAGTAAAGAATCAACATAGCCTTTTTGTGTATAATCTTTTTTGTCAGAAATGGCAAATAATTGCTCTCCACGTAAACCCCTATTATATTTTTGATCGAATATACTTACGCCATTTAAGGTATTTACTGATAAGCTTATACCTCCGCCCAGTTGGCCTACGCCCAGACTAACAAAGTTACTATTATCCGCAAAATCTTTACCTACAACGAGACTAGACGTATTTGTAGTTGTTGGATTCGTATAAGCTATTTGAGCACCAAAAGTGGAAAATAAATCTATTGCAGCATTTGTTGTCGCCCAACTACCATTTCCACCTAATTTTACTGTATTCCCCGTCTTAGTCAGACCGTTCTGGAAGGTTAAAACATCCTGTTTTAGCTCCAATAGTGAATCGACTCGAGCCTTTGTAGGAACGACTCGATATTTAAGAGCAGAAGTACCCATCAAGATATTTCCGTTATTTAATAAATAGGGTTGAGCACCATAAGGCTTTGATCCCGTAGGCAGTGTATCGTAAGTCTGAGCCAATGCTCCAAAGCTTACAAAGAGTAATAAAATTGATAGTAATCGTTTCATATAATTTAATTAAAGGTTATTTCTCCTGGGAAAACAGCATTGAGTATTACAGAATCAATGTTGTTTCCTGTTTTGGTATAAGTCCAGTCCGGTGTATATGGGCGCATTGTGCCACCATCATCCCATACACCTTTTACATCGAATATGTGGTTCCCGAATATCTGAACATACCTCCTGTTCGTGCCTGGAACAATGTCGTTTTGCCAATTGATTGTAAAATCTCCTGTTGTTGGGATAAATGGTTTTATGCCCGACCCGAATGGCACCATCCCAATGCCATCATGATAATGAGGGACACCGGATTTAAAGCCAAAACAATTTGGCCTTTGATCATCTTCATTGTCTGCTGTGATTTCTGGTGCTTCAAAAATATTAGCAGCTTTTAAATCATCGTCTTGAACGGTTGTATTGCTTTCCGGTGTGCGTTCGTATATTAGTTTAGCCATTTCTTATCCTCCTACATATTTAATCCAGTTTCCGACCTTGTATGGGTTCATGATACTAAATGGCTTGGCTACTTTTTCCGTAGCACCAGATGGTAAATAGCCACCGCTTTTCTCAGTCCAGTTATTTTTTTTGTTGCCGCTTACGTTATCCAGTGGCTCACCTGATCCACCACTTCTGTAATTGGTTCCTATACCTGGATTACCTGTAGCTGCATGATTGTGTGGAAACATCTCATCTTCAGTATTGGTATGAGTTTTTGAACCGCCTGTTTGCCCTGGTGTTTTAAAATCGTCATCAGAGTCATTCATCGGCATAGGTAGATAGCCAGTTTGATCAGTATCTATTACCCAACCAGCTGGTATTTTGTCTATTGGTCCAGTCCACCAAATGCGACCGTAGGTAACCCCATTTACTGACGGCACAAAAGGTGCAAGCATATTTTTTAGCTCATCAATCTGCTCCTGAAGTTTATCGAAACTGCCACCTGAATTACCCGCTGAAGGAGCCATTCCGTCTGGATAAAGTACCACTACTTCGCCTGCCAGTAGATTGAAATTTTTGATGGTAACCTTTCCCGTAATGGCGTTATAGATAAGTTCGTCATCACGAAAGGCCGCATTATTTAATTGTGTACTGTTAACAGGGTAATCAGTTTTTCCTACTAATCTTAGATCGGATATCTCTGTGTTAAAAACGCCAGGTGAAACAGTTACTATGGTTACACCTGGATTTCCCAACCTCATTTTAAAAGGGCTACCTAAAAGTGTTCCTGTGCCACCGCCACCACCACCCGATCCGAAAGGAAGTTCCGAAATATTGCATCGGCGTAATTTGGCAAGTTGGCTATCCCAAATCCAAATCATATCATCACCCGCTGCATTTCTACTCAAGGGTGCAGTCGCGGGCATCTTTAATTTAATTACGTCTGGTGGAGTTTCTAATGACATATTATGCAGCGTTTATAATTTTTATTAATGATTTATCTTTTACACTGTCGGCAAGCTTAAGTGTATATAATGAAGGATACATGTAGTTTCTGGTAAACCCAATAACCCTGATCTGTCTGTTGATTCCGATCATTTCATCCTGAATTGTAATAATCTGTCCTAAGCTGATTTTTTTGCCAGTTTCCTTGAAATAGATGGGATCACAGATTGCAGAAATGAGGGGTGGAATATCTCCAGATTTGGCATCCAAAAACTCTTGTAGTCTCTGTTTAAGTTCGGCCTCAGCATTAATGATGTATTGCTCCGGCATTATGATATCAATCAGAACGTATTCATCACCCACAGCAGCTTTTAAAAGCTCAGACGGAATTTCTATTGTCTGATCGTCTGTGTTTTTGTTAATAGTAAAAGTCTTAGTGAGATTGTTATAATTGCTAATTGTAAATGTATTCCCTGAAAGTTGGCCCGAATTAAAGGTGATTTTAGCAGGTGTATCGGGCATTTTTATGTCGATATCATTAATGTTAAAATCCATTGAAGAGTCCGAAAATATAAATGGTGAAGTCACACTGGTAATCTTTCCATTGCGGCGCGGATAAATGTCCTCGAAAACTTTTATTGATTCGATTACATCGAAATTCCCAAGGCCATTTTCTATGCCTGTGTTCTTTTCAAGATAAAGGCTATCCTTCATTCGAAGTCTACGTGCACCATTGCGGTAATTGCTGCCAATATTTCTACTGCTCCCAAAACCATATATCCTTGTAATCGGGTTGGAATTAGTTTGAGGCTCGATTGTCATTTCGTACAAGCCTTCATTTTTACCGTATTTCAGAACTATCCCAGAGTTGATTTCTTTTTTGAAAAGGCTTATTTTGTCAATATCAATAAACCATTCGGTTTCAAATTTCTCGGCAAGCATTCCAAGAACCTCTAAACAGTTATTACCACTAAAGTCCATAGTAACAGTTTCTGAATCAATAACAGATCCTATCACATAACCATAGTTTGGATAAAGCCTTTTTAGGTTTTTAATTAGAAGCTCAAGAAAGTCTATTGCTTTGCCGGTGATTGAGAATTCACCTTCTGTAAACCTATTTTGAGAATCTAAGAATAGGAAAAGTACTTTGCCTAGCTGTTGGGTATCGCTATCGAAAGTAAGACTGTATTCGTAATTACGTTTTGCATTCTTGGTAAATTTAGCAGGGGTGTTAAGTCTGTATTTTTTAGAATCCAGCATAATGTAATCTCCATACTTGAAGTTGATAGGTACCGGTACCGAGCACTGTAAATTGAATACATCAACGCCCATCACTTCACTTACAAGTTCGCTCGTTGTGTCTGGCTTAATAACCGCCCTGGTCGTTCCGTTATATGAGTATATGGTAAGCATTATGCAATTAAAAAATTATCGTCTTCGTCTACTAGAAATACATCTGGGATGTTGATGGATGGATCAGTTTCTTCAAATACTAAATCGAAAGTGATGAACATCCTTTTTGCCTCAATTCCCTTTTTGTCGATATTGGCCTGATCAACATAAAATAACGTGAAGGTTTTGCCTAAAGCTTCGATATAAAGGTCAAGTGAACCAGGTTGCTTTAATTCCGTAAACAATGCGTTATATTGAGTCCAGAAATTTTCCTTTTTCTCTTGAATGGTATTGCCGATCGCTTTTAGGACGCATTTTAATCGAAACTGTCTTGGTTCGAAAAAGGGCTCACTAAGATCAACCTGTTGACCGTTTTGATCGGCCCAGTTTTTTTTTAGGCTTTCTTTGCGCTTTGGAAAGGACAGAAAGTCATCGTAGCCATCCCTTTCGATATACAAACCGAATAGTGCTCTTATATCCTTATTATTTAACTTACTTGCCATATTAATATCCGTATTTACCAGCTGCTCTTAGCTGAGTGGCCAATGTGTCTTTAGTGTTTTGCGCGATATCCTTTAAGTAGGGGAGAGCATCCGCGGTATTATTGGATGTTGCTTTCGTATTTGCTTCAATCTTGTTTGCAACTGCAAGGTTATCAGTTGCTAATTTTTCCATCCGAGCCATGGATGCAAACTGGTTTCTAAGTATCACATTTGTTTCCAATTGAGTTAATCTCATACCATTGAATGCTCCTACGATTTTCGAGCCTGTATCCTCAGTCAATGCTGTTACCTGTCCCTGCAAAGTTGTGGATGAACCAGAGCCATTAAACAACACACCAGTTACTTTTTCCAGATCATTAAATTTAGATTGACCTTCAGCAATGATTTTATCATACTGTGTCTTAAGTTGCGCTATTTCATCTTTGGTTAACTGGCTTCCAGATTGTGAGAACTCAGCAAATTGATCATAGAATTTTTGAAGCTCACCAGCAATAGCTTTAGTTTTAAAGCTGTTTAAAATTGCTTTCTTCATTATGTCTTCGAAGTTCTTGCCGAAATCAGCTGCAGCTGCATTTCCCTGGGCAAACATATCCACAATACTATCAGCGAATGATTCGAAAGATGTGCCTGTCAATGCTTCTTTTATAGAGTTGGCAGCGTCAATTGCCTTTTGTTTCAGGTCGATAAGAGATTGGGCAAGTTTTGTGGTAGTATCGTCAAGTTTGCCGGAATCAATCAACTTCTGCAACTCAATCAGATCGTTTGCATTTACTTTTAGAGCATCAAGTTTAGCTTGATTCTTTTTAATGAATTCTTCGTTGGTTACCCCAAACATTGCCTGCTCACCATTATTGATTTTGGTCAGCTTTTCATCAAGCTCCTTATTCCCGCTAAGCATGAATTTTTGGCTTAGTTGCGAACTAACATCATCCGTAGCAGAACCAATAGCTTTAATGGCATCTGCGTATTTGGTAAGCCTCTCAGTCCCGTATATTTGATTAATTACAGCAAGTTGTCGATCTAACGATCGCATTAATGCTTCGTTCTGTTTTATTTGAAGATCATTGTTATATTTTAGCTGTTCAGCTTGTGCTTTGCCTGCTTTAGTAAAAATTCCACTCAAGGTTTCACCAATAGACATAGCAGTGCTAAATAATCCTAAACCACCAGTTAACTGTCCAAAAACGTCTCCTTTAGGTAATTTTCTTATTTCATCAATCTGTTCCTTTAGCTGCCCGATATTTCCAATAACATTGGAAAGAGATGAAAGCCACTGACCAAAACCACTATTTATATCACCTACGATGTTGGCAATATTTGTTAGCTCTGTAGCTGCACTTTTTAGCCGTTGTGGTAAACGGCTTTCTAATGATTGATTCGATTTTAATAGTTGATCAGATATTTGCTTTGCAAGTTCTTTACTTATCTGTCCTGATGAAATAAGCTTTTCTAGCATAGATTTCCCATCAGCAATAACTTTTTTTGCAGATTTACCACTCAACTTTTCTATTCCTTCAAAAAGGGATTTATAAGCGTCGAGCTTTTGCGTTTTTTCATCATCGAATCTTCCAAGTGCATCTTTAAAGATTTCATCAAGAACAGCAACCTCTTGTGTGTTGCCTTTAGCAACTAGCTTTAACCTATTTTTCTGGTAAGTATCAATCATAGCTGCCCTAGTCTGCTCATAGCTAACCAGTGACTTAATCAAATCGTCATTTTTTTGATTCTGGATTTTTTCCTCATCATTAGATTGTTTTGTTAACAAAATCAATCTTTCCTGCAACGGACCAGTGAAGCCTGTTAAAAGTCCTTGTGCATAGGTTAAGGAGTATTGAACCTGAAGCTTTTGTAAATAACTTTTTGATGTATCAATTTCTTTAGCATAGCGTTCTTTTGCTTTTGAAATGCCCACTTTTGCTTTGTAATCTTCGAACTCATCATATAAAGCTTTCTGTTTATCTAGTGAATTTTTTAAGGTTTCTGTTTGCTGCCGGTATTGGATATCTCCAGTTTCTGCCTGCTCCATGGCATCAATTCTACCGAAAGTTCCGGCTCCGATTCTTTGCGCTTTTGGGGCTTTACTATTATATTTCTCCAGCTCTTTCCTTAAGGAGTTGTACTTGTTCCTAGCATCTTCAACCTCTTTTTGGTTTAGAGTTTTCGATCGTGCAGACAATGCAGCCTCTTCATCTGCAAGGCGGTTTAATATCTCAAGTTTTTTATCACCCCACTTTTCAAGTTCCTTGTTCTGTTTGTCATTGACGTCAAATGCTAATAATTCAAGTTGAGCAGCTCTAATCTTAGCTTTTAGTGGTGCAGCTTGCTGTTCAAAGTCTTTTAATCCTTTGTCCAATGCATTTAATGCATCTTGATTATCCTTAACGATCTTTTCATAAAAAGCCCTGTTTTTCGCTGTAGACGGCTTGTTTTCAATTTTAGGCGCACCACCAGTAACCCTGTTTTTAAGTTGGTCTGCATACTGTTTGTCAACGGCATCAATGATAGCCTGGTCCTGTTGGTTCAATTGCTTCACAATATCTGTTGCTTCATCACGGGCAGATGTCATCGCTCTTCCTTTAAAGAAGTTCTTAAGGGAATAACCCAATCTTGTGGTAAAATCTAACCCTTTATCAGTTGGATCAACTAAAGCTTTTGCATTACGTTCAGCAATCCTTTTAACCGCATCTGATTTAACGGCATATGCTGCTTCGCCTTGTAGTTTTTGCTCTAGCCATTTTAAATATTCCTTAATGGCCTCACTTCCCTCTTTAGTTGCAATGTTTTGAGCATTGAGCCCTTTAAGAAACTCCGGGTTAAGCTCATTTAATTTTTTAATAGCTGTAGCACGGTCTTCGTCGGTAGACTTTTTGCTCTTGGCAACTTTAACAAGCTCTTCCATCTGCAGCTTTTCTTCAGCTAGCTTTCCTTGGTAAGATGCTGCAAGATCACCTAATGCTTTTTGCGAAGCCGCTGCCGCATTTGTAGTTTGGGATAATGAATAGATTGCTACGGTTAAAACAGAAATCAAAGCTGTATAAGCTGCTACCGGTGAAGCGGCCATAACGGTATTCATTATTCTTAAAGCTGCTGTTTTGGCGCTGATGGCCGCAAGATGAAGCAGTTCGGCCGTTGTCATTCCAACTGTTCTTGCAGCCGCAATCTGAGCAAGCGCGGCTTCTAAAATAAGTGCTGCTCTATATGAGCCATAGACCACAACTAACAGTCCTACGATATCGAGTACTTTCTGGTAATTTTGGATTAATACGCTTAATCCGGCAATTCCGCTATTCAGGATTCCTTCATTGCTTTTTCCGATTGCATTTAACATGCCATCGAAGCTATCCTCAAGGTTTGACAATTGGCCAGTCAGTGATTTGGATTGTTCCTGCATCAAGTTGAAAAAGATTCCGGATGATGAAGTCATGGCTTCGAATGCTTTTTGAACTTCTGGAAATCCTACTCTGCCAGATTCAACCAATCCCATCACCTCACTATCTGCAACTTTGAATTGTGCTGCAAGCTCTTTTATGATCGGAATACCTCTTCCGGTAAACTGTTGAATATCTTTAGCGTAAGCACGGCCCTGTGTCTGTAAAGTGCCGTATAAGTAAACAATATCATTAAGTGGTGCACCAACGCCGCTCGCTATATTGCCGAGCATCGAAAGTGTTGGTGTGATGTCCTTTGCAGCTGTTCCGTATGCAAGCAACTGTTTAGCTCCTGTAGCGACATCCTGGAGGCCAAAAGGGGTAGTGGCTGCAAGCTTGACAACATTGGCCATCAACTTATCAGCCTCTTCCTTGCTTTTTAGCATTGTGGTGAATGCTATTTCAAGCTGTTGGAACTCGCCTCTAACCCTGATTATGTTGGAAATAAGTTCTTTACCTTCGGTAAATGTCGCATAACTAGCAGCAAGTCCAGCAAGTTTTTTTGCCCAATTGTCTAGCTCATCACCCTGTTGCTTCACCTTTTTGCCAAGGCTGGTAAGCCTTGCCTCGATTCTGGCTGCAACGCGATCGATCTCAGCATCATCAATCGTTGCTGTGAACCCTAAACCACCATCTGTAACTCTAACTGCCATTTAAAAACCTGCTTCGTCTAACTCGTTTTGTAAATCTGATTTCTCTGACTTATCGTCATCGGTATCTTTTTTTGGGGATGGGATTGATGCGAATAACATCTTTAAGTTTGCCCAACTAATATCGTAGAGGCAATAATCCCAAGTAAACCGGAAGTACTTTATAGCTCCTCCAATGATTCCCCAGAAATTTTGTTGTCGAAGGCTATCATCTCCTTCGTCTTCAGTAGGCTCATCCCTTTTACCAAGATGATAGAATTCATAAAATTTTCTATTCTGCTATGATCCACCAGGATCATTAATGTTTTGTGGTAATCGTCGTTGTCAAGGTTTTTAAGAAGGAATCTGACATCTTTATTGCTTGGCTCCTCGTCTGTATCCAAAAGCAACATTGCAATCATTTTAACTGCAATTAAAGCGTCTGTGCAGATCGCCTTTAGTTGCTCGGAAATGCTCTGATCTTCTGGCCCACCATATGCAGTTTTTAGACTTAATGCTAATTCTGAGAAGCTTATCAGCGTGGCTAAGCATGCTCGCCTTACTGTGTAAACCCTTTTTGTTTTGTGGAATACCCTTTCTAAAATTGTTGGCTTTATGATGTCGATCTCAATATCTATGTATTTGTCATTAACGACATGAGCAGTGCGTTTCAGTAAATCAATCTCGTTCATAATTTTGAATTATGCCCCGCCATTTGGCAGGGCAATTTTTTAAGCAGGGTCTGGTACTGAAATCGTATATGCTGCAGTATTAGCTTTACTTGGTCCAAGGGCTTTCCAGTTAAGTACAATCTTACCTAACTCAGCATCTTGAAATGAAAGGTTCCAAACGGGTAAGAGCTGCATACGTGGCACAGCCAAAATGTTTCCGTTCTTACTTTCGATTTCACCAGAAACCTCTAATGGTGAAGTACCTCCACCTGGTGGTGTAAATACCTTTCTTTTTGAAGCCCCAGTGCCTACCGATGTAGCGGTGCCACCGAACACTTTTACTGCGGTATCTGGATCGATATCGTAGCACTCAAGAACACCACTCATTTGAGATTCTTCTGTTACTGTTGATTCAAATGCCTCCTTTTGTTCTTCAATGTTAAAGTCCTGAGTTGTTGCTTCAGAACTTGTAGCATTGGTAGAGCCTTTTACCGTTGTACCTAAGGCGGTAAGTGCGGTACCCATTCCTCCATCTGGTGCAATTGCACCGATACGGAATGCTTTATAACCTTTTAATGACTTTGCCATAATTTAATTTTTTAAAGATTTTCGTTTCTAAAACTGATTCTGAAATTGTTGAAATGCTCGTTAAAGCCCTCATTTTCCAAGATGTATTCCCATTCGATATTTAAGCTCCAATCATCAACATCAACTTCTTTTAAGATTTCGGTAACTAATAAGCTCAGCTCCTTTATTCTTGGATAATTGGCTTGACTGTTATCCTGTTTGCCAGCGATCTCTAATTCAAGATTTGGAACAAACACATTTACATTCATGGTGCAGGTTTGAAGCTGATCGCTAGATATTGGTAAAGCATTTATCACAATGCATTCTCCATTGAAAGATTGAGGTTTGTTGCCTTTGAAAATTTCAAGGGTAATATGTCCGGCAACTAATAGTTTGTAAACTATTTCGATTGCATCTAATGATAATTTTCTAGCCATTGAAATTTCTATTTAGTTGCTTTAAGGCAGCTTTTAGTAGCTTTTCAACCTCTTCCGATGAATTCGTTATTACATCCTTTCCCTTTGCTTCAACCTTTGCTGCATAATCCATTCCGGCTACACCGATCAGTACATATCCGCTCGGAAATTCACGGGCGATCTGCTTAGCAATTTTCTTTGCTTCTTTAGGGCCTTTTCCACCAGTTCCAAAGCTTTGAGCTTTCATCTTTCCGTTGTAAAGGATCATGTAGCCGATCGAATTCCTCAAGTTTCCAGTTCTATCGATATATGTATCTACACTTCTGGCCAGATTGATAAATTGCTCACCCGCTAATTTTAACCGATCCCCAACAGCATTTCTATAAAGAGCAATCTTTTCTTTAATGGCTCTTCTGATTTCTGCCCTACTAAAGTTTGGAGTTATACCCATAACCTTGAATGAAAACTATCTCTTGAGAATCTTAATAATACCGTGTTCATAATCTGCTCATCCTTTTCAAATACCTCAATTTTGGCATTAGTAGGGATGGTTTCAAGCCGCCCTTCAACATAGATAATTGCATCAAACACAATCTTATCACCATCAATACCAGGTATAGTCGTTCCTTTTGAGTTCGGCTGTACTCTACAGTTGATATTCTCCCTCACTACCGGAGCGTTAGGCTTAACCCAATCTCCGTTTCCATCTTTTACAGCAGATAAGCCCTGAAAGGTAGCCTTAAGCTTGTGTGGATACTGAATCGACATTACCATACATCTGTTCTGTCAATGATTGTGTCCTGAGAGGGATTAAACACATCCTGTTCACCGGTCTCTTTACACAGCACTGAATAATAGGCTTTGATGCCGTCTATTTTGTACTTAATTGAATAGTCGCCCTGGGAAATATCTGGAGCAAGGAGCAATTCGGGAATTATCGCAATCAAAACCTTTTTAACCTGTTTAGATTTTTCAGAACTATATTCCGTCGATGACGTAAGATCCTGATCAATCAATACAGCTTCAAGCTCATCATCAACCATGCTGAACTGAAACCTTTTTAGTTTTGCCTGTATATAATTCCCGATTGTCATTATTCCTGCTCTACCTTTTCAACGTGGCCATTTTCAACGAGTGATGCTAAGCGCTTAGGATCAAAATCACTTACATCATCACCCACATTATACTCCTTAGAGAAATCCTTGATGTCTCTAAAAGGACCAGTAACCAAATGCTTATATACTTTCGGTTTCTCCGGTTTTGGATTAGCGATCGCATGATAAATTTCTTCCACTTCGTCTGGAGTGAATTCTTTCGGGTCCTTTGCAATTTCTGCTTTGACCTCATCAGCTGTCTTACCCTCGGTAAGAAGAATTGCATATAATGCAACTGCTGCTTTTAATGTTGCGTGATGTAAAGCCATTATGCTTGGATGATGCTTGAATCAAGTAAGAAAATGTCGTTAATTGAGCTGATAACAGGCACGATACGTGCTTGCGAGTTTACTACCTCAGCAAGGGTAGGGCGGTTAACGCGGAACTGAGATACCAAAAGGAAATCTTCTGGAGTCTGGTATTTTACACCATCAACCGGACGGTTTTTCTCAGCTGGCTCTTTCCATACCAGTTCACCTAATTGCTCAGTACAGATACCAACAACAGCATTCTCGGCCCAAGGCTGATAAGTTGTATTGATGCCGTTTTTTTGAGAAACCATCGAACGGTCTACCACTTCGAAAACATAACCAAAACGTTTTTTTGCTGTAGCATTCAATTGCTCAAAATCAGGTTCTGGGATATTTGAGCCCACAAAGTTCTGACTGAAAGCAAATAATTGCTTTGCCTGATCAGTTGAAGCGATATTCATCAGATCGGTTTCGGTAATCAACCATCTCTGAATGATCCTGCTTTCTTTTTTCGCCTGGGCTTTCGCGCGGTTTAAATCATCAAATGGTTTTGCCGTTGGATCAGACCAAAATTTTGTTACCCCAAACTTGTGGTTTGTAGGGTATTTGAAATCCATACGGATACCAGTACCAACATTCTTGTCATCTTGTACAAGGGCAACGCCAGTAGACAATCCTTGCAAGAAAGTCGACTCAATGGTTTCATAGACTGCAAGAATTACAATAGGTAAGTGCTCTAATAACTTTGCAGCAATTAAAGCTTGTGGTTTACCTAAAGCAATCATTGTGTCGATTGCATCCATTTGAGACTCGTTTAACTGCATCTCAAGACCTGATTTAGGAATTGTTCCACTTGCAGAGCTTTGAGAAGGTCGTCTCTTCAAAGGAAGAGGAGAATCCATCGCAACGTAGTCTGCCGTGATGATTTGGCCATTTACAGTGATAGCTTCCCATTTGCCATCTACTGAATAGGTTTTTTTTAAGAACCTACGGAACCAGTAAGTTCTAGGGCTATTCTCGCCATTGATAGTCTCAACGATTTTTAAGACTAAACCTGGGAAGTACGCTTCAACCAGTTCTAAGTATTTTGTAACTTCCATTAGTCTGCTCTAAATTGAATTTGAGTTAATGCCGTAATTGCGCCAGCTGGTGGAGTGAAAGGCGAGGCCACTGGATTCACCGTTCCGTTTGTCAGGATAGCTGCAAAGGGGCGTTTAGTTAAAATTGATGCGATCAATACACCTTCATAGGTGTGATCTGCGGGAAGCGCTGCATATGCTGTTGCACCTCCGTTAATCGGCATTGGCTTGTAATCGCCTGTTGCCGTTTCTTTAATGATCAAATGCCCTGCATTGATCACTTTTGGGGTAAACCCTGTTACATTTAGGGTTCTGCCTCCTCGGATTGAATCCAAATGACGAACGATAACGATGGAATCGTTACCAGTGTCAATGATGTTACCGTCTTCGTTTAAATCAGCTGTCGTTGACATAGTTTAAGTTTAAATACTCATGTTACCAATTGCAGCACTTATGTCTGCTTCAGATGCCTCTTTCGTTGCCTTAGTATTGGCCGATTTAGGCTTTGTTTGTTGGCTCAAGCTTTTGTCTGAAAGATTTTGTCCGTAGTCAGCAGCATCAGCTTCAACTTCCTCAAGAAATGCATCAAACTCTTCTGGAGTATCGAATTTCATTCTCGAAAAGGCTTTCAATGTCAGTGCACTAAACTTCTCATCAACCCCTTGCAGCTTCGTTTCCAAAGCTTGTTTCCTTTGATCGACGGTTTTTCCTTGTTCTATTGCATTCAATCGATCGGTAACTTGTTTGTTCGATTCAATTAAAGCTTTTGCCCAAGCTGGTGTTTCCTTATCATCCTTACCAGGTTTAGGGGAGTTTGGATCTTCATCATCCTCTTTGCCCTTTTCTGCATCAGGTTTAACCCCTTTCAATGCAAGCTCAGCACGTCTGTCGCCTTCTGATTGGAAAAGTGTAAAGAAGCCCGTTACCAGACCTTCTGCATCTTCTACAGCATCTTCTACTTCCGTTTCTTCATTCACCCCTTTTTCAATGTGATCTGCAGCCTTATCAAGGATGCTTTTAGGTACATTTTTGTGCTTTGCTTTCAGTTTTTGAAAGATTTCTTTTCTAAATGCCATATTTAAAAATTAACGTTAACTAATTAGTAGACTCAAAGATAAAGCAAAAAGTAAAAAATATATCTTATGGATATGTTTTATTCTCCATTATGGTCTTAAATTGCAAATATGGTTAGTAAACTAATTAGTTTATTTATTTTTTGATTTATTTGGAATTGTAATATTTGCTAACCATATTTGCAAAGCGATTACTAATAGAAGCAGCAACTTCTGGTAATAGCAGGACACAACAACAGTGATTAACTTAAATACAGCAACATGAACACAGAAAAGTGTAATGGGCTTGGTATGGGTATAGACCAAGCCAACGGCAAGAAAGACCAAACTTACTTCCAAGAGATAAACGATCTCTTATCGATTAAAAAGTGTGTAAGCCACAACTTTAAACACATCAGAAAACAAAAGGGGCTCACTCAACAGAAGTTTGCCGACTTGTTAGGAGTTAACAGGGCCGCATATGCAGCTTATGAGGAACAAAGAGCCGACCCGCCTTTGAATGTGGTAATAGTGGTTTCAAATCTGACTGGTATTGATATTAACACTCTTCTTACAGATGAGCTTATGGAGGATGTGAACAATGATTAATCAATCTAAAACAGATCTTCAGGTATTTATGGATGCCTTTGGTAGCAATGTTAAAAACATTAAACCAGGTAGGATAATGTACAAGGCAAAGGATCTTGATCGACAGGTTACAACTGCCCGACAACTTATAGAACAGCGTAAACTTAATTTAAGGGTAGTTAATGATGCTGATATGGCTTCATACAATGCTTTTGAAGTTTGGGAGGGTATGTGATGACTCAAGGCACCCTGTTTGATTCCAATGGTATGATAAATTATGATGTTTACATAGTTTATTTTTCTGGTGGTAAAGATTGTACCGCTTCGGTATTACGGCTTATAGAAATGGGGGTGCCTAAACAAAAGATTGAATTATGGCATCATCATATTGATGGAATGGGTGACAATTTCATGGATTGGCCAATCACTGAGGCTTACTGTCAAGCCTTCGCCGATGCACTTGGCTTAAAGATTTATTTTTCTTGGAAGGAAGGAGGCTTTAAGCGTGAAATGCTTCGAAAAGATTCAAGGACAGCTCCCACAACATTTATTACTCCTGATGGAGAATTAATAACTGTTGGTGGAAATGGGGGGAAGGAATCAACAAGAAGAAAATTTCCTCAGGTCAGTGCTGACCTTAAAGTAAGATGGTGTTCCGCATATTTAAAGATAGATGTCGGTGCTACTGCTATTCGCAATCAGGCAAGGTTTAATGGAATGAAGGTATGTACAATTTCGGGTGAGCGTGGCGAGGAAAGCACCGCTAGAAGCAAATATGAAAGGCTTGAGGCTGACAGGTCGGATAATAGAAATGGGAAAACACCACGCTTTGTTGACAGGTGGCGTGTAGTATTAGATTGGGCCGAAAATCAAGTTTGGGATATTATTAAACGCCATAAAATCCGCGTACATCCATGCTACTATTTAGGCTTTAGTAGATGTAGCTGCCTATTCTGCATTTTCGGTAACGCTAACCAGTTCGCAAGTGCAGACTTGATAAATCCAAAAGGTAGTCAAGTGATACAGAATTTTGAGAGGGACTTTGGTATCACTATTAAAAGGGGCATGTCAATAGGTGAACTCATTAAAATGGGCACACCTTATAAATCAATAACAAAAAAATTGGCGGCATTAGCCATGTCGGACGCTTATGATCAGCAAATCATAATGCCAGACTCGGAAGAGTGGCTTTTGCCTGCCGGGGCCTTTGGCGAAAGCTGTGGGCCAGTGTAAAAAACAACAAAATCACAACAACATGAACACAACAGCAACAAAAATTACTGATGAAACGGCTATGCCTTTCGGAAAGTACAAGGGGACAGCAATCGCCAACTTACCAGCAGGATATCTGCTATGGCTCTATCGCAATGAACGATCAGGGCAATTAACAGAGTACATCCTTGAAAACTTTGAGGCACTTGAAACTGAAGCCGAAAAGGATGAAAAGAAAGGGGGCAAGAAATGGTAGTTCAAACAGTTCTGAAACCAGATACAAAGATTATGTCCCCTGATGGGAACTTAATCGTGTTCAGTTACGAAGGTGGAATGTATGATCTTCGAACAAACGGGCGACAAATGTTAATCAATGAAGATGCTGTAAATCATCTTATCGAAGAAAGGGTATGGTCTGTTGAACCATGAGAAAGCTACTCACCCTTAGCATCCTTTTAGCAGTAATAACCGGATGCTCCACTTATCGTAACTACCAACAAGTTGAATTTCCGGCAATTAAATTAACGGGAAAAGTTGATACTGTTTACTACACTTATCGGTGGGAGAAACAATTTAGATGGCTTTTAATTAAAGGTAAAGCCGTACATGTTTGGGACTTTAAAATAAAGCAGGGTGATTCTGTTACCATCAATATCAGAAGGATGGATCAGAGGCTTTGGGAAAAGAAAGGAGTGGTCAATGGAAAATAGTAAAATAGAATGGACTGATCACACTGCTAATTTATGGTGGGGTTGCCAAAAAGTTCACACAGGCTGCAAAAACTGTTATGCTGAAGCATTGGATAATAGGTATAACCATGAGAACCCACATTGGGGGCCTGGTTCTTTTCGTAAAATTGTTAGCGGAGTTTGGAAAGACTTAAATAAATTTCAGCGGGAAGCTGCTAAAGCTGGTGTTTTTGCAAGGGTTTTCGTCGGTTCAATGATGGACATATTCGAAGATCCTATACCGGTAATGGATAACAACAACGTTTTAATTCCGAGGGACACTCGGATAGACGCGGCCAATGATCCAATGACTACCCAGCATTTAAGAACTATATTTTTTCATAACATCGATACGGGTATGTATCCAAACCTCATGTTTCTATTGCTGACCAAAAGGCCTGAAAACATTAATAAATATATACCTACAGCCTGGAGGCAATCACCTCCAAAGAACGTGATGTTTGGGGCTTCTGTAGTTGATCAAGCAACAGCACTGAAGCTTATTCCTGAGTTAATGAAGGTTAAGAATGCAAAACGTTTTCTGAGTTGTGAGCCGCTTGTTGGTCCAATTGATTTTGAGAACGGTTTGCATATGACTGATGGAGCTAAATACAATCCTTTAACTGTTGTTGATGATTTTTATCCAATTGACGGGGCAATGGGCGGCATTCATTGGGTTATTTGTGGAGGTGAATCTGGCCACAACGCTCGCCCTATGCATCCTAATTGGGCTACACAAATAAAAGAACAATGCGTTAGAGCATCAGTTCCTTTTTTCTTCAAACAGTGGGGCGAATATCAGCCTACTGGATTTTACGATAGCACCGAGCACGTGATTTGGTTTAATAGCGAGTATAAAACGATCCAAAATACTCAGCCAAGAATGTTTCAAATGTATGGCGATGATGGCCGAACAAGGGCAATGAAACGGGTGGGTAAAAAAGAAGCTGGTAATCTGTTAGAAGGCCAACAGTACAAGGAATTTCCTAGAGAGGAGGTGCCTAATGTTTAAACCTGAAGATTTAACATGGTTGCCTGGTGTATCAACAATAATGGCCAATGCTGAGGGTAAAAAGGCTATCGATGTAACCATTATTGTAAATGGAAACAATGAGATTATTATGAAAGTGCCAAAGGATTGGTCAGTTGATACATTTTGGAATTCTTTTGCTCAAGGATGTCTTGCAATGGGTATTGTGCCTACAAAAATCCATGTTCAACGAGCTATTGTAAAGGAGATTAATAATGGATAGTTTACGCAAAATAATTAAGGACTTTTATTCTATTGAATATGATGCTAAGTTTTCGAAATCTGGCACTATAACTTTTCACAATCCTGATAGTTCCGAGTTCACCAAGCATGATTATGATTGGTACATCATCGTTGCTCTAGAAAAAGCAGATAAAGTTACGATCGATCGTCATTTGCTTACCCGAGAGCTATTATTGGGATATCGTTGGGCGATTCGTGAGGGATACCAGCACGGTCTTGATGGCAATCTAAAGCGTGAATACGATTATCCACGCAATAAAAATACCATAAAGGGTATTCAAGGGTACATTGATCTAATTAAAAAACTTAGCGAAAAGGAGTATCAATCATGAAATTATATGTATTAGGATTTGCATTTAGTGCAAATAAAAAAGAAATCGTTTTAATTGAGAAACAAAAACCAGACTGGCAAAAAGGAAAATTAAATGGTATTGGCGGCAAAATTGAACCAAATGAAGTGCCTTATTTGGCAATGGTTCGAGAATTTGAAGAAGAAACCGGAGTGAAAACAAATATTGCCGACTGGGATTTATTCGGTGAAATGGTTTTTCAAACTGACATTATGGGTGGTGAGGCCAAAATATATCTATTCAGGATGTTCAATGACATTATCGATGATTGTGTAACTAAAGAAGAGGAAGAGGTTTTAAGAGTGAATACTGATACAGTATTGAGCGTTTTTAGCTGCATGCATAATCTGCCAATACTAATACCTCTTGCATTAAGTGATGAGTTTGGTTTTACAACATTGAAAGATTAAATATGACATTAGGATTTTCACAAGAAATAAAAGGTGTTAAGAACTTCTTTTTAGGGAAAATATGGCAAGGTTTGATAAACTTGGACGAACGTAACCTTGCGCACTATTGCCGTTACATGGATCAACATGATAAGCAATTCGGAAAGCTTTGGGAAGAGTCGGTTAATCATAAGCCTAAGGTCCACACTATACGTTCTGGTATTGGCCGATGGCGTCCAGGCATGGACATTCACATGGTCATCAATAATCGGACTAAAAACCGGTTCCAGTTTGCGCCAACGATTAAATGTAAACGTGTACAGGAAATAAAAATAACATGGCAAAATGGATTCCCTGCAGTATTTGTAGATGGTGCTTATGTAAATAGACACTTAGTTGAAAAACTGGCTATTAACGATGGTTTTGAATCTGTCGATGATTTCTTCGCCTACTTCAACAAAGACTTTACCGGAACATTAATTCACTGGACAGAACTTAAATATTAAAACGATAGCCGATTAGTTTATTTAATCGGCTTCTTTTTTAATTTTTCATTCTCAAGTTTCAACTGCTTGTTTGAGTTAAGTAGTTCAATTTTCTCGTTATCAAACTTGGCCGCACCATTATCTTTGCCCAAATTGTATGCTTTATCCCAAACAGTCCAGTATCCACCTATCCCAACGACAAAAATACTCGCCCAGCCTGCGACTTTAATGTAAGACCATAGCGCTTTTGAAAATTTTTCTATTGAAAATCTTTTTTCTTTTTCTATATCAGCTAATCTTAGTTGTAGTATTTTATTTTCTGACTTAATCCTATCTAGTTCAATTGTATTGGCCTTAAGAGCGTTTGATAATTTGGTGTTCAGATCATTTTGTTGAGTAATAGTCATCCTTTGCTGGAAATCCTTATGGTCTGCTGATTGTACAGTTTCCTCATAAGGAGATATAAGTTGTTTTAATGTATCTAAAAGCTTTTTTTTGTCTATGTAAAAAGAGGTGTAGTTTATATTTCCACGCAACTCCCCGAATTTTAAAGATTGTATATGATAATATTGCAAGGATTTGTCTGGAATCTCAAGTGTCAGCCATCCATACGCCTTGTTTCTTAAATCTTCAGCTTTCTTGACTGATGAGGTAGGCCATTTATTTTCAAACTCAAGCTCTTCTATTTCCTTTAAAATGGCTTTAATCTTTTGTAGGTTCATTTGTATCGGTTTAGTTACTGCAAGGTTAAAATTTTAATAACACCTTTCTTAAATAATTATACACAATTGCCTGTTGTCAACATTGGTCTGACTTTTGTTTATATTCGTGTATGACAGACGAAACATTCAGAATTAAAAGCAATACTGGTGATGATCTAATCGTTTCGATATGGGAGTATAAAAAGCTTCGCGATAAGATCCGAGCTAATCTTCAACAATTCTATAAAGATTGTGACTTTAGAGATGCTGGAATGGATGATCCAGATATTGTTTTCTTTTGCACCATCTATGGTAAAACGATCATTAAAAAATTCAATGCTGCCGAATGGCTTGAGGCCGAAAGGTCGGGCCAGTTTAATGAGAAGTATTACGAATTCACCAAATCAAAAAAGAAATCTTCTGTTTCAATCGGTAGTATGGCCGGTACTGGTGATGGAAAGTTTAGGAGAAAGAAATCATTTTAATAACTTTACATAATGGAAAATAATTTCGCCGACCAGGTTGAATCAAAGGCAAGGCTTCAATTTAAGTTACACGTTGCTGATACTAATTTGGAAGAAATGATCGAAAAAGTTAAGTCTAGTGATGTTTCTGATAAAGTTAAACAAGAGCTCTTTAATTGGATCGATGAAGCGAGACCTAATTTAATGAGGGCAATAGCTTTAAAAGAAATATATAGGAAATAGTTCCAGTTAGCTCAAAGAAAGAGGGTCCCACTAGATGGGGCAGATGCATGATTGAAAAGTAGTGCACTGGATAGCCCTGGCAATTAATTTTGTTCAGGGTTTTTTATTATGGAAATTGTCCTAAAACAATATAGTCATCATACCAATCGTCGAATGATTCATCTTCATCAGTGCATGTTATTATGTTTTCTCCTTTGGTAATGTTTAGAAAATTATTCATGTGGTCTATTTGTTCAGGCCATATATTAACATCTCCGACTGCATCATCGCCAATGGCAACAGCGATTTGCTTTGAGTGACATACTAGATAATAAACTTTACTCATTATCTTACAAATCTTTTTATCCGATCGGATAGTTCAATTAATACCTCTTTTGCCCTGGCTTCATCTGCCTCAATCAATCGCTGCTTTCCAGATCCGGCAATCTTCTCATTAATCTTATTGCTGAATACTTTAGCTGCATGCTTTTTATCCGGCCACATTAAGTTAGCTAAAGCAGATTCTTTGATCACTTTATTCTCTTCTAAAAATTCTTTCAAGTTCATGTATCAAATAAACAAAATATATATTAGAAAAAAAAGTAATATTTATTTGGATTGTATTAGAAAATAATCTTATATTTGTTCTATACAAAAACGAAAAGATTATGAAAGCTTTAGAAATCAAATTATTAGAAAAACAAGTAACTGTTACTTACAACTTTTTTAGAGTTCAAAATGAAAAAGAATTTGTGAATACTGTTGTTTTTGACAACGGATATACTGAAAGATTGGATTCTGTAGCTAATGAATTAAGATTCGATACTTACAAAAACGAAAAAGCATTCAAAAATGCTTGGTCAAACAAAAAAAGGTTAGAGTTCATCAACGCTAACATCAATGCGTTGCCTGATCAATGGACAAACTAAAAAACACTTGCCCCGACTCCAAAAAGGATCGGGGAAATTCCTGGAGTTTTTGTAATATCGGCTAATTGTCCGATATTTTCATTTATCGGGTATTCACCCGATATTATAATTTCTGAAGATTTTGAAATTTGTATATTTGCCGCATGAACTTACAGGATGTCGCCACATTAGAAGATTGGTTTAAAAGTGTTGAATTACCAAAGCCGCCGATAATGCTTTTCCCTGGAACGGTAATATCTGACTTAGATAAGTTCTTAGAGGTTCATTTTGCCGCTTTAAAAGCAAATCCGGATAGCAAGTCTAATGTTCCTGTTTGGCATCGCCTACGGGCATTAAAATTGCTAATAGAATCTAATCTTTAGATGATTTCTTTCTAGGATAAAACTGATTTTCAAAATCTATTACATGTTGTGGTTTTTCAGTCCAAGTTGGTTTGCCTGTAGTTCTTTGTGGTGCAACATAATTACTTTTAACTAAGTGAGCCTTGACGAAAAGAACCACAGGATCATCGGAGCCAGCGTTTCGTAAATGTGCTTGTAGTTTAGCATCCCAATTATTGACAGCCTCGGCAACTGATGCACCAATACCTTTTACAGATTCGTGAATATCAGCAGGGAGCAAACAGATAAAACCTGGTGATTCGTTATAAACTTCAGCCCCAAGCTCCCCCGCTAATCCTTCGAGTTCAATATCAATATGCTTTCTTCTAGGCATTGCTGTCGTTTTTATGGTATAGTATTGCGGCAGGGATATCGTCTGGCTCTAAAATAGGATGCTCTTTCAAGATCTGTTTGTGGCTCATTCCCGATTCTAGCATTTCGATAATATCCATAACGGTAAAACGATTGGCCCTTATCGTTGGTTTTCCTCCCATGAGGCCCGGGACAATTGTAATTCGCGCCAAAAGTTCTTTATCCGTTGCCATGTTAAAACAAAGTCGTTTTAGGTTCTTCTACCTTCAATAAAGCTTCTGGTTTATTCCCGATCTTTACTAAATCCCTATTCACTCGATAAGCCGCCATGTTAGAATCATCGCAAGGATTCATTAGATGGATTACCTCTTCTTTACTGGTTGATGGATCTAGCCAGGAATTTATTTGATCATTTGAAATAATAATTGGTTGCCTTTTTTGACTGTTATGTATGCTTGCCATTAGTACGTTAGCCGGACCTGTGACGATGCTAAAAGATTTTATCCATTCCTTGGTGTCCGGATTTTTATAAAGAGCGTATAGACACGCCAGATTGAAAAACGGATGCTCTTTCGGATGAATAAAATAGGGCAATTTGTCCTCATCCACCTCCTGGTACTCGAAAAAACCATTTACCGGCACAATGCACCGTTTGGTCATTATTGAACCTTTAAAAGATGATAGATCAAATATCGTTTCAGATCTGGCATTTAAAGTTTTATTACTTTTTTTTACCATTTCTTCAAGGCTATAGTTCCAGTTAGGCATTAGGCCCCACTGCATGCGCTCAGTTTGCCGCGCACCATCCTTTGCCGATATTGCAACCAGGTTTGGATGAGCAAAACCGTTTGCATGGTAGTAAATCTGATCTTCTAGATCCTTTTCATTTAAAACTGGAGCTGCATAGTAATCAGCATACTCGTATGTTTTGGAAGTTTGGGTAGCTCTATAACACATACTCTAAATTAGTGATTAATCTTTCCATTTCTAATTTATTTCTGATTTTGGTGTGCCATGTAGAATAACTGAGCAAACATAATTGCCGTCGTACATAAATGAAACCTCAAGATCGAAGTGCAATTTTATACCTGCAATTTTCATGCTTTCAAATGCAAATTCCGCCATAGCCTCATTTGATGCAAAAGGCCTTTCTTTTGGTATAAACAAGAATACCTTATTTGGCTCTGCTAGCTTTACATCTATTTTTAAAGTTGTAAAAATGTATCTCAGTCTTTCCGCGATAGTATTTAACGCTTCGTTGTACAAACCTTCCATGAGATTTAGTTTATGTAAATTTCTTCAATTTGTTCACTTCCTTCTTTTCCTAAGTAAATTATCAGGTCTTTATCAAACAATACTACATCATATACCTGATCTCGGATAACCGATGCAAATTCAGATAAATTTACATCCGGATGGGCGATAAGCTTTAAACTATCGTCTTCGTTCCAGTCCCAACCTAAAAGATCATTAGGATACATCTCTTTCAGTGCAAAAGGGAGATTGTAAATAGCAGCTTGCTCTTTTAAAGCCATAGATAAATCTGGAAGTTCATCCCTTAGTAAATCATCATCTGTTTGCCATCCGAATTCGGCATCATCATCTTTAACCATGGTGCCCAGATAGGCATCTCCAATAGTGACATTATAAACCTCGTCATCCTGATCAATACGAACCAACATAGGTTCTCCTACTTTAATCGGGGTATATGTAAAAGTGCTAGTGTGCATAGTTTATATTTTGGTTATTTAAAGTTAACATTCTTACTTGGCTTTAGTTTTAAGTCATAATATTCCCACATCTTTTTCGTATGTTGCTGTATAAACTGGGATGCCCGTAAGATAGTTTCGTTTGCTATATCAAGCCCCTGTCTTGGGTCCATCAACACCAGCTGAGGAGCAGAAGCTTGATTTCTGTGAACTTTTATGTCTTCATTTGAAAATGCAAATTCTTCTGGAGTATACCACTTCTTTGTTGTTTTGCTATATATCCATTGGTTATTTGCTTTTGCTTTTAGTGCCAGATGTGCCCGATAATCGCGGCCAGGATCTGGCTGTGGTCCCCATGAACTCATTCCCAATCTGGATTTTTAACATTAAAAGTATTTTTATATAATTCGCCCCTGCCTCTTACTACTATTCCAAAAGAATATCCTCTGTATCCAATTTTTTTTAAAAAAATTCCAAGGTTCGGAATCAAAATTTGTTCGATCATCTTGGGTGCCATATCTTTTACTTTTCCTTTGAAATACCTATCTGTATATAATTCATTAAATCCAACTAAATCTATTACAATATCAGCTCCTTGAACTTCAACTAATTTATCTAAACTCAATATCCATGGCCTCATATAGTCATTAAGCCAAAACCAGCTTTGTATCTGGCGTTCAAGCGCGGGTTTATATCTTCCAAAATTTAATTCCATAACTATAACCGCACAAAGTTTGCTAATATTTTTAGCAATTCAAAATTATTGATATAAATTTGTAGAGAAATTAAGAGTGATTGTTATGGCTAAGAAATTCAAATTCAGAAAAATGTACTTTCATTGCAGGGATGGTAAAGTAATCGCAGATAATGTACAAATGACTAATGCCTATCGTGAAAGGAAAGATGCTGAGGCTACTTTGGGGTACGATGATGGGCACAAAATGTGGGACGATAAAACTAAACCTATCCCAAAGCGAACTGTAGAGGGCTTTTACCTGGTACATGAGAGTTTATTTGAAAAATAGTATCTTTATTTAAAATTAAATTATGCTCTATGACAAAAAATGAATTAAGAAAAGTGTATTTCTCATACTGGGACAGCATGGGGATTGATCACAAAGGGTACTTTCACGGCATCGGTAATTTCTACAGCGCTGATAAGGAAGGAATAATCACTTTGGCGGTAGTTGAAGAGGCTGAAACTGGTAACATGATGAAAACCGAAGTGGATTTAATAAGGTTTGTCGATAAATGGTAGTGAAGTTAGATGATGAGTTGGCAGAAAGCATGACTAGGCCACAGTTTTATTTAGATTCAGCAGCTGCACCTGATCGGAACGATTTTTATTATAAAATAACCCATGGAAATGTCGATTTCGAAGTTAGATGGAGTAAAGACATTGCAGTTACTAATCCTAAATGGCATATTATAGTTACGAAATTGAATTAATGAGGCATTCCGAATCAGAAATAATTGAGAAAGCGTTTGACCAATTAGGAAGAGACCGATCGCTTATAATGCACCGTGATCAAACGGTACAAGAAATTTTCTTTATTGAGAAAAATGATACAGATGTTATTCAGTTTCACAAACATACCTATTTGGTTAAATTCGTGAAGTCCGAAACTTATCCGCATGTATGGGATTTTGATGAGATTATCGATTGGAGAATTAGTCCAATGATCAACAAATAAAATTATGAAAACAATATTTGATTATAATCCTTCTGAAAAAGAGTTGATAGAGCTTTTTGGTTTCGATAAAAGGTCAGATTCAATGGCTTATGGCTTTTCTGTATTTTTATTGCCAAATAAAAATTACGAAAAAGAAAATACCGACGATGGTAAGTTATTGGACATTGCGAAGCTTTTGGAATTTAGAGGGCAGAAAGAAGAAGCTGCTGATATTTGGGTCCAAATTCCAGATATTGAAAGACAGTACCGTTCTGGCTTCGATTACCAGGTAGTAACCGTCTAGCTATTTTTTGTATTTCTCGAAGAACTTCATAAGTTCAAATTGTATCGATCGATAATCCTTCATTAATATTGGGCTTAACTCTTTTAATGCCAGCTGCTCAGATATTCCATTTGATTCAAGCCTATTTCTGAAATCCCTTATCCATTGGGTATAACCATAGCCATTATCTAGAATGGCTTTTTTATGGGCTGCTTTTCCACCCAGTTTAGCTAAGAAGTCAGAATATGAATGCCTGGCTACGAACTGGTTTACAGTTTCCATTGCTTGAGTTTGGGCAGTAGTCAGCTGTCGAGGTGGAGTTTTGGTTTTGGCATGTAATATTTCATGCCATAGCGATTCGATCGAATATTCTTGGTTAAATGTAAGGGGATTGCCAGCTTTGATATTGGACAACGCTGCTTTAAATTCTTCAGCAGGATTAAAGCCAATAGTTAAAAAGGTGTTGCTACTGATCGTGATCTTAGCGGGTCCAACCCATTCTCCGGTTGAAGGTTTATAATTAGCAGAATGCTGCATCATATAACTTCTGGAATTTAGGAATTTTACGGAATCTATACCTGTTCTAAAATCTTCTGGATATTTCTTTGAGTAAGCAAGTATAATTGATTCAGCTTCTTTGTTTGTGGGTATATCGCCTTTAATAAAGTCACTAAGGTTAATTATATCATCATCATCATCATATTGGTCGACTGGTTTATTTGAAGCTCCTTGGCGCTTAGTATTGAACTTAAGCCCCTTCTTCATATCGCCATCCTTAAAATTATCCCTAACCCAGAATGGTTTATTTTTGCCCTCTCGATCTTTATTGGTTTCTACCCATTCTTTAAAGTTTGGCGGCACATCAGAAACGGAATTTTCGGAATCTTTGCCAGAATTTTCGGAATTTCCACGGAATTTAGCCTGCTCTTCACGATCTATCTCTTCTGCAGTCTTTAGAATTGATATTGCATGGCAGCGGCATTGTGGGTGCCAGCCAACAAATTTAAATTCCTTTGGATATTTACCTTTTAAGGCCTCACAAAGCTTGCAGTGGTTTGGATTGTTACTTAACTTAATCTCAATGCCGACAACAAAATCCAATTGATTCCAGCGTTCATGATCTGCAGCTCTGTAAGCCATATTGGTTTCAGTTCTGGCCACACGTGCAGCATTCATGAATGATGATCGATAAACACCGGTACCTGGATTATAAGCCGCCATGGCTTTTGATGGCACCAGTCCTCCACGTTTGTTTCTGACTCTCCTGAAGATGTTTGAAGGATCTTTTAAGTGTGTTTTTAATATCCTAGCTAAAGCAGCTGCAGATTGACCTTCACCTATACCAATATCAAGCGCCAACTCTACTTCTGTTCGCTGATCATTTGCATACCTCCAAATACGATCAGATAACCCTAGTCTTTTAGGACCATCTTTTCTATTTTGAAATGCTGCCAAGGCATCTGCATTCCGATTAGCGTATTTTTCGATATCAGCCTTAGATAACCGACTTTTACCGAGTATTGCTTTTACGATCTCATCATTCTTTTCACCCGAAAACTTCCATTCATCCTTGATGCCAGATTGAATGGTTGTTAAAACACCGCTATAAGTATCGTTAATGATCTTATCAAGCCTTTTTTGCGTTTCTGGGTAATCTTTGAAGTTAAATACTTTGTTTGGATTGAAATTCGTAATAGATGCGCCAAGTTTAGCATATTCATCAAGTGCAGAAAGATAGATATCCTCAACCATTTCCGCATATTTTTCAATACGGGAAAGGTGCTGCTTTTCAAATCTAGCATCATCTATTGATATGAATCTACGCTTGGCCAATTATTAATTAGTAAGTTGCCTCGAATGCGTTTGATTGGCTGTCGGCTTTCTTTTCCTCCAAAATCTTATCATAATCGGATTCATTACCGCCCCAATTCTTAACGGATTCCAATTGAGA